CTTTTGTAACTCCTAGAGGCTTTAGTAACTTGCTTAAAGGTAAACGTAAACAAACTAAATTAGGATAATGGCAAAAGGCGTAAAACACTATTTAAAAGATGGAACTACCTGGAATGGAAATTACCATAAAATGCCAAATGGAAAGCTTCATACCAATAAAACTCATACTAAAAACAGTAAGCCCCTATTTCATTTTGGCGACTTAAGCAAATCAGCAAAAATAAAGGCAAGAAAACGTGGCTAGTGATAGTTTAAAAAAATGGTTTGATAGAAACGATGGTAAAGGCTGGGTTGATTGTAAAACCGGAAAACCTTGTGGTCGTCAAAAAGGCGAAAAGCGTAAAGGATATCCAGCTTGCAGACCAACAATGGCTCAATGTACGTCTGCTGCAAAAAAGAAAAAAGGACCTAAGCGTATTAGCTGGAAAGATGGTAGAATAAAAAAAGCATCTGGCGATGTTGTAGAAGCAAAAATAGCCAAAGGATGTGGTAAAGTAATGAATAACAGAAGAAAATTAACTAAATTTTATTAGGAGAAAAAATGCCAGGACCTTATTCAGAAAAACAAAAAAAAATAGCAAAAATAGCAGAGCCAAGAGATAAACTTACTGGAGCAGATTTTAAAGCTTTAGGAAAGAAAAATAAAAAAGCTTATGGTGGGTCTATTAAAAAAATGAAAAAAGGCGGAGAATATAAGGGCTATGATATAGGAGGAGAAGTTATATCAGGCAACTGTAATAGAAGAAGAGGTCAATACAGTTAAAAATGACAACATCTAGTAGTACAGATTTTGAACCAAACGTAGCTGAGTTTGTAGAAGAAGCATTTGAAAGATGTGGTCTAGAACTTAGGACTGGTTACGATTTAAAAACAGCTCGTAGATCTATTAATCTAATGTTGGCTGAATGGGCTAACCGTGGTTTAAATCAATGGACTATAGAACAAGCAACCGAAACTGTAACGCAAGGAACTGCAAGTTATTCTTTAAATACAAATGTTATTGATGTATTAGATGTTGTTTGCAGAAGAACCGTAAACGGAACTCAAACAGATATATCAATGGATAGATTAAGTAGAAGCGAATACTTAAATATACCAAACAAAACAACTCAAGCTAGACCCTCTCAATTTTTTATTGATAAGAGTATTACACCTGCTATCAAAGTTTGGCCTGTTCCGGAAAATAGTACAGATGTGTTGGTGTTTAATAAATTAGTAAGAATGGATGATGCAGATGCTGGTACCAATACAATGGATATGCCGTTTAGGTTTTATCCTTGTTTTGCAGCAGGTCTGGCCTATTATATTGCTATGAAAAAAGCTCCAGATAGAGTTGGTTTATTAAAACAGGCTTATGAAGAAGAGTTTGATAGAGCTATGTCAACAGATGAAGACAGAGCATCCTTCAGAATAAGACCTTTTAACAGCGTAGGTTAATATGGCATATGCAAGTGGTAAGTTTGCAAGAGCCTTATGCGATAGATGCGCATTTGAATATCCTTTACATTCTCTAAAAAAAGAATGGAACGGTTTAAAAACTTGTCCAGAATGTTTTGAAACAAAACACCCTCAATTAAAACCGCATACAGCCCCAGCTGATCCGCAGGCTTTGTACAAACCAAGACCAAATACTGATAAAGAAGTTGGAGAGGGTTTTGTTGTTGTTACTGTATCAAATATATTTTTACCATCGTTTATGAACGATTCTATTATTGGTTCTAATTTTGTAGTTCCTGAAATGACAGGAGCTGTTGGGGAGGTTACAATTACTACAACATGACTTTAGCAGAATTAAAAACACTTATTCAAAACTTTACTGAAAACGAAGAAACTACGTTTGTTAATACGTTAGATGATTTTATTGTAAATGCTGAAGAAAGATTGTTTCACCTAATACAATTAGATTTTTTTAGAAAAAACGTTACTGGTAATTTAACTACTGGCAATACGTATTTAACAGCCCCAAGCGATTTTCAAATGTCATTTTCTTTGGCTGTTATTGATGGTAATGGCGATTACAATTATTTAGAGAAAAAACATACCACTTTTATGCGTGAATATGCTCCAGATCCTACAGATGTTTCTGCTAGAGGACTTCCGCAATACTACGCAGACTTTGATAAAGAATTATCAACAGGATCAGACAACGGCTCTACGCTTATTGTAGCCCCTGTTCCTGATCAAGATTATAACGTAGAGTTACATTATTTATATGAGCCAGCAAGCTTAACCAGTCAAACATCTGGTACTTGGCTTTCACAAAATGCTAGAAATGCTTTATTATATGGTTGTCTAGTAGAGGCTTATACTTTCATGAAAGGCGAACAAGATATGATGGCCTTGTATGAAAACAGATTCAATCAAGAGGTTTCAAGATTGAAAAACCTAGCTGAAGCTAGAGGACGTCAAGACGAATACAGATATGATTCGTTGAGAACGCAAGTTAGTTAAACTTACAAAAAAGGAGAAGATATGAAACCAATCAAGAAACTTGAAGGTAAAACCGTAGCTATTGTCGGCATGGGCAAAAGCTGGTTTGATTATAATTTAGCAAAATCACATGGATCACATTTTGACGAAGTTTGGGCAATAAACTCCGTTGCTTCTGTTATATACCATGACAGAGTATTTATGATGGATCCTGCATCTAGATTCTTAGATACAGACGATGCTGGTGGGCAAACTGATAGTATGTCCAAACTATTACAAGAACATCAAGGTCCTGTATATACATGCGAGCTAGATGATAGATGTCCTGGACTTGTTGAATATCCTATAGATGAAGTCTTAGCAGGATGTGGATCACATTATCTTAATAATACGGTTGCTTTTGCTGTAGCTTTTGCTGTATGGAATAAAGTTGGAAAAATAAAAATGTTTGGTATAGATTTTAGTTATAAAGGCAACTTGCATTTTGCTGAATCTGGTAGAGCATGTGTAGAGTTTTGGTTAAGTAAAGCTATGTTTAATGGCATACAGGTAGAAGTAGCAGCAACAAGTGGATTGCTAGATACAAATGTTCCTGCTAGTGAAAAACTCTACGGATACCATCGTTTAGATGATCCTTTGGTTGTAATTGCAGATGAAAAGGGTGTTTTAATAGCAAAAAAACAAAGTCAATTACAGCAATTCAAGCAAGAACAAGAACCAGTTCTTATAGACAGAAACGACACACATTTAAAAAAGAATAAAGTAGGAGAACCAAACAAATGGTAATGAGTTACAAAGCAGGTCCTGAGCTTGGTATGATAGAAGTTCATACTACAGACGAAGGAGGTCATCCAACTGAATTTTGGGCTAAATTGTGTATAGATAAAATAATACAAGTAAGCGATGAAGCTCCAGAAAATGTAAAAGAGCAAGTAAAAACCTATAGAGACAATATTGAAAAAGTTATTAACAATTATATGCAAAATGCGATAAAATCTGATAGGATAACAATTAACAATCAATTAGAAAAAGCAGATCTAAAAGAAGCTGCTGATTTAATTAGGAAACTATAATTATGGCAATTACATCAACACTTACAACGAGTTTTAAAAAAGAGCTATTGCTTGGAAATCATAATTTTACAGCAGGTACTGCAGGCGATACTTATAAGTTAGCTTTATATACTTCATCTGCTACTTTAGGAGCTACTACAACTTCCTTTACAACTACAGGTCAAGCTTCTGGAACTAACTACACTTCAGGTGGAGCTAATTTAACCAACGTAACTCCAACAACATCTGGAACAACTGCTTTTTGTGATTTTAACGATCTAACATTTGGTACAGCTACTATTACAGCTAGAGGTTGTATGATTTATAACTCAAGTGATTCAAACAAATCTGTAGCAACAATCGACTTTGGTGGCGATAAAACATCTACTGCTGGCGACTTTACAATCGTATTTCCAGCCGCAGCTTCAGGTACAGCGATTATAAGAATCGCTTAGATATCAGTTTATTTATGAAAGCTTTAGAACTTAATTGTTCTAGGGCTTTTATTTGTTTAAAATAATCTAATGGCGTTAATAACAGGATGGGGTCGACAAACTTGGGGTGAAGGCCCTTGGGGCGAAGCTGCACCTGTTGTATTAACCGGATTTGCAGGCACATCTGCGTTAGGTACTGTAGATGTAATAGGCGAATCTAATTTAACTTTAGACGGTCAATCGGCTACAGCAGCTGTAAGTGGTGTAGGCGTAAATGCTCAGGCAGTAGCAGTAGTTCCGTCTTTAGAAAGTCAATTAGGTACTGTTTCAGTACAAATTCAAGCAGAAGCAAACGTAACGCCTACAGGTCAAGAAGCTACATCTGCGCTTGGAACAGCGGTTGTAGACGCAGAAGCAAATGTAAGCGTAGATGGTTTAGAGCTAACAAGTGCGCTTGGAACTGTTGCAACTATTGCTAAAGCTAACGTAACTCCTGCCAGCCAGGTTGGTACATCTGCTTTAGGAACGCCTGCAATAGATGCGGAGGCAAATGTTAGCTTAACAGGTTTAGCTGCAACGAGTGCTTTAGGTACAGCAACGCCAAGAGCAGCAGCAAATGTAGATGTAACAGGATTCGATTTAACTTCTGGGTTAGGAAGTATTACACTTGTTACTAATAACAATATATCCGTAACAGGTTTAGCAGCTACCAGCGGTTTAGGATCAGTAACTGTATTATTATCAATTAATATTGATGTAACAGGACAATCAGCCACATCTGCTTTAGGAAATGTTACCCAAAACGCTGATGCGAATGTTATACTAACCGGAGTCAGCGCAACAGGAAATGTTGGTAAAGTTTTAGTATGGTCTCTTATTGATGAAAACCAAACTCCAAACTATACTAATATAACAGATACGCAAACATCATCATTCTCAGAGATTGATGAAGCCCAAGCTCCTAGCTGGGAAGAAGTCGCTTAAGACAAGAGGAAAAAAATGGCAAGTACATATGTAAACGATTTAAGATTAGAGGAGATGGCCACCGGGGACCAGTCTGGAACTTGGGGTGATACAACTAATACCAATTTAGAATTAATAGCAGAAGCTTTCAGTTACGGTACTCAAGCTTCATTCGGCTCAGACGCAGACGCAACAACAACAATAGCAGACGGAGCAAGTGATCCAGCTAGAAGTCTGTATTTAAAAATAACGTCTGGAGTTGATTTAACAGCAACCAGGACTCTTACTATAGCTCCTAATACCGTATCAAAAATCTGGATTATAGAAAACGCAACATCTGGATCTCAATCAATCAACATATCTCAAGGTAGCGGAGCTAACGTAACCATACCAAGCGGAGATGTAAAAGTAATTTATACCGACGGAGCAGGATCTGGGGCAGCAGTTGTTGACGCTTTTACTGATCTAAATACAAGCGGAACTTTAACAGCAACAAACTTAGCAGGAACTTTATCAACAGCAGCTCAACCTAATATTACAAGTCTTGGTACGCTTACAGGTTTAACCGTAAATGGAGATGCAACATTTACAGGTGCATCTTATAACGCAGTATGGGATTCTTCAGATAACGCATTAGAGTTTGCTGATAATGCAAAAGCAGTCTTTGGAGCAGCTTCAGATTTACAGATTTATCATGATGGTAGTAATAGTTATATAGATGATGCTGGTACAGGCAGTCTAATTATTAGAGCCGCAAATAATTTAGAGTTTCAAAAGTATACAGGGGAAACTTATATTACAGCGGCAGCGGATGGCGCAGTTGATATTTATTACGATGACGCAGTCAAACTAGCCACCACTGCCACAGGCATAGATGTAACAGGTACAGCAGTAACTGATGGTCTTACAGTAGCAGGTAATGTTTCTGTAGATGGCGGAACTATCAAACTTGATGGTAATTATCCGACTGGTACAGGTAATGTTGCTTTAGGTAATAATGCTTTATCAAATGGTTCGTTATCAGGTTCTAATAATACAGCCATAGGCTCATTTGCTATGGAGGCTAATACAACAGGTGCAGACAATACTGCATTAGGTAAAGATGCCTTTGCAAGAGGCACTACAGGATCTAATAACACTGCTATCGGTTCATTAGCATTAGACCATAACACTACAGCCTCAAACAATACCGCACTTGGATACGCTGCACTTACAGCAAACACTACAGGTACAGAGAATGCAGCATTAGGACAATCATCTTTACAAGCTAATACTACAGGTAATTATAATACAGGTTTAGGGAGAGCTGCTTTATATAGCAATACCACCGCTTCAGATAATACTGCTGTCGGTTGGAACTCTTTATTATCAAATACAACTGGTACAGGTAATACTGCTGTTGGTAAAAGTGCATTAGATAACAATACAACAGCTAATAACAATACTGCTATCGGTTATTTAGCTTTAGATGCAAACACCACAGGTGCTAATAATGTAGCAATTGGTGCAGAAGCCCTAGATGCAAATGTAACAACCAATAATAACACAGCAGTAGGAACTAGAGCTTTGTCAGCAAATACTGCTGCTGATAATACCGCTTTTGGCTATGAATCATTAAGAGCAAATACAAGCGGTTCTGCTAATGTGGCTGTTGGTAGAGAAGCTCTTGAATCAAACACCACAGCTTCATATAACACCGCAGTTGGTTATCAATCACTTTATGCAAACACTACAGGTACTCAAAATACAGCAGTAGGTTCTTTATCTTTAGATGCTACTACGACAGGTAGTAACAATGTTGCATTCGGTTATTTAGCTCTTTCATACAATACTACAGGTGGTAATAATGTAGGGGTAGGAACTTACGCTTTAACTTACAATACCACAGCTACAAATAATGTTGGTGTTGGGCAACAGGCTCTTTATACTACTACTACAGGTAGTTTAAATGTAGCTATGGGTACTCAAGCCATGTTTTTAAATACCGAAGGTAATAGTAATGTAGCTATAGGTTATACATCTATGTATTCAAATACTTTGGGCGACAGATCAGTTGCACTAGGATTTGGTTCACTTTACAGCCAAGCTCCAGTAGCTAACGAGGATACATACAATAATGCTATTGGATATAATGCATTATACGCTACTACAACAGGCACAAACAATGTTGCATTAGGCGGATATGCTTTATTTAATAATACTACTGCAAGCAACAACACAGGAATTGGTCATTTTGCACTTTTATCAAATACTACAGGTACTCAAAATACCGCAGTAGGTGCTTCAGCTTTAGATGCTAATAGTACTGGTGAGAGAAATACTGCTGTTGGATATCAATCACTTTCAGCAAACACCACAGGTAATTATAATGTAGCTATTGGTAGGTCAGCATTAGCAAGTAATACAACAGCTAATTCTAATAATGCTGTT